CTGCAAAGTTCATGTCAGGGATAATCCGCTTGGTCAAAATAAACTGATCCCCGTCTACAAGATCTGCGTCTGAAGACGCTATATAGGAGGTCATCGGTAGAATATTGTCGTTTAAACCTTGCTCGTGGTTATATATAACGCTGTCAGCAGTCATGCTAGTCTGTACTACAAGCTGGGAGATATTGAGGGTATAAGTACCTGTTCCGCCTGTACCAGTGCCTAGTGCCGTTATTACGGTACCCGTAGCCACGCCTGTACCTTCAATGACGCTGCCAACTTGCAAGATACCCGCAGAAAGAGCTGATACCGTTAGAGTCGTGCCAGAGACAGACCCTGTAAAGTAAGTGGCTGTAAGGGCTTGAGGGTATTCTCTAAGTGATGAATCTGACCACGCTGTGCGGTCAATCGTGCCGTAGTACCAGATCTTTTCTAGGTGGTTATATATGACATAAGCATTATTGACGTTGCTATTTGCCGTTGGGTAGAACCACCAGACTTCGTTCCAACCCTCATTAGTTCCAGAAATAATCTGATCGGCTTGATTGTAGTTTAGGTTCTGAAAGACGTGATTTCTGATTGAACAAGGCAGAGTTTCTACCCGACCGCCATAGGCATAGAACTTATCATGCCCAAACCAGTACGCCGTATTGTTAACCGTAACGACCGCACGGGGGCTAAGAATTGATATGTTGTCCGCAAGTTCTTGGAGTCCAAATACATCCGTTGTTCCTAAAAACTGCAGCGAATTGAGCGTACCTTCAGTAAATACAAGGATCTCTTGGCGAGTTGCTATGGCGCAAACAATAGCCGAACCACGGGAAACACGCAAGAAACCAGCTGAATTGGTAACTAAAGGAGTCCAAACATTAGGCTGGTCTTGGGTAGCAAAACGGATTAATAAAGGGTCTGCCGTTCCTCCGCCAAAAGGGGTACAGCCAAACGCTATCAAATGTTTATCGTTCTGAGAGACTAAAACCTGCATTGCCTTGTCTGGCACGTCAGCTGGAGCTACACCTTCTATAGTTGTAGCAGAAAGAAGAGTAGCACTATTAGCAACACCGCCTGAGTATTTCCAATAATAAATAGCTCCATTACGGATATTAGCTACAAGATCATCATCAAAGTTCTGTAAGAACCAGTCTTGCTGAGCAGCAAACACGGGAGCGGCTGCGCCTAATCCCCAACCAACAGTACCCCATGTTCCTGCACCCCACCCGTAACCCGCAACGGCAATATCGTTTCCTACGTTAATTTGAAACTTGGCTGTAATTCCTGTTCCCCCGCCAGCGCCAGAGGATGAGGCTGCTGTAGCAACCGTAATAGTAAAAGAATTAGCGTCTATATAAGTAATAATAAATTCAGTATTAAGGTTTGGTGCGGTAATACCGTTAAATGCTGTTGCGCCAGAAAAGATTACATAATCTCCATCTGCACCGCCGTGTGCGTTGATTGTTACGGTTACGGTTTTAGACCCATTTACGGTAGTAAAGCAGTTGTTGGTTGCAGAAGAAACAAAAGTAGCCCGTATCGGCGTGATGTCGTACAGGGTCTGTCCAGCCTCAATATATAGTTTCTTAGACGTTCCAAGAGCTAGGTAGTTATCCGAAGCCGTGGTTATCCAATTAAACATCTGGCGACAAACGCCTACAACAGTAAACAGACCATAACGCAGCCAGCCGCCCATTTTTTGTGGATAGCCAGAACGAAACCGTACCTTGTCGCACTCAAACCAACCACCCTCATTAGAGTAATTAGTTTGGTCTTTGTTTAAACCTGGTCTGAACTGTAATTTTTGGAGTGGCACGGGTTTACCCTAAGATAAAAATAATGCTCGTTCATCGTTTCTGCGAGTAACTAAGCCTTTCAGTACTTTACCCCCAGCGAGCGTATATTTCAAGAACTCTTCTGCCGCTTCTTCCATCTCGCCCCGAAGAACCTTTTGACGGAGGGTTGAGCGCTGTAATGCTCCCAGACCAATATTGAAGCTAAAAGATACAAGAGCATCGAACTGACCTTGAGTGAGCTTAACGGGACAGTAGCGTTCAACACCTCGCTCAAAGCGATTAAGATCGTCTCTAAGAATTCCATCTACTTCCTCCATTGAAAAGGTACGGTCATCTTTATATTCCAGTGGGTAGGCGTCTCGCTCATCTATTTTTAAAGCACCTTGCCGTGGGTAAAGTACATGCCCGACACCAATCGTCCACAATTTTGCGGGACAGCGATATGGACGCTGTCTATAACCCTCATGGTGTTTTACCATTTTGATAGCTTTATCACTTATTTTCATCGTTTAGAAAATGCCTGAGTCCCGAACCAAAAAGCAATAATAGAGGCTAATATCTGCATCTCGTCTGCATCAAATACCATTGGGATAGCCTCGGCAAACGCTACACCGCTAGACCATGCCCACCAGATAGAGGCTACGTCTACGATAATTAAGAGGAAAACAAACAGGTAGGTAACGACTGGGCGTACAGAGGCTCGTAGGTTAATAATCCACTGAGAAGCACCCTTACCAATCTCAATATCGTGGTTGTACATAGCGGTGCGTTCTTGGGCTTGAGTCTCCATCTGGACTTGTTCTGTCCTGATCTCTTCGATACGGGCTTGGGCTATATAACCCGCTTCCATCATCTTTAGTTCCCGCTCCATCTGCATAGCAGCAAGCTCTATTTCGTGCTTTTTATCAGCCTTGTCTTGGAAGAAGTCCAGTAGTTTAGGCAGACCCCCCATGAGGAAGGATAGCGCTGTGGATATTAAGGTAAACATTATTTCTTACTCCTTGATAACATGGTTGCGCCAACATAAAGCATTGATTTAACTTTTTCTAAATCGGCTGGGGGTTTATTCCAACCAACGGTAATTTGACCTACAAACCTACTGGGTTCTGGCGGTACACTAATTCTACAACCAAACGTCATGCCTTCTTCAATGTACCAAAGCCCAATTTCTGACTGTGCCGCCTTATAGTCACCGCAAGGTATATTGCCCGCCATTAAAGCAACTACATCTTGGTTATTTGCTTGATTAGAAGTAAACAACCCAACATCCAGCCCATCATTTGTTTTATCCCGACCATTCTTTGTATAAGCTCGATACTGTACTCTAGTGCCAAACAACGGGTTTACTTTAAATATTGTTACGATGGTTGCATCAGTCGTTTTAAACAAATGGGTTGCTACATCATCTACTCTATCTTCGGCAATACTAGGTAACTTTTGACTCTCTTTATAAGTGCCAACAATTAGTTCCTGATTGTCATAAATAATGTAACCACCAAACGCCAACACCGCCATCAAAATAACTGCAAACAGCTTAAATGGGGAGTCTACATACGCCAGTACTTTAGATAGGGCATCGTCTGGTTTTTTAATCATTCTTTACTTTGTTTAGTCTGTAAATTATATTTTTAGCCTTTAAAGATGCATCTTCATAATCAATTGCATATATAGTCTCAAACGTTTCTTGCCCATGCTCATCAATCATATCTATTTGCCAAAATTTACCTAACTTAAATGGTTTTATAGATTTAATTTCAATCATCGCCAACGACCCCATGTACATTCGTACGCTATCCAAGTTGCAAATATGTAACATAGTGCCATCACGCTTTTCATCACCCGCCTGTCGTGTTGCTCTAAATATTTATCTTGGCGTTCTTCCCATTGCTTTCTAGCCTTAATGCCCTGTATTTCTTCCCAAGCCTTACTGCCGTATTTCTTAGTAATTTCTTCTTTAATATTTTCTTCAGACTGCTTGGCTAACATCAGCCTTTGAAACTCATCTACCGCCTCAATAATTGTCGTGGTATCAGGACTTACTTCTCTTGAATTCTTTCTTAATGCCGCCCTTTCTTTTGCCGCCTTATCCGCTACTGCCAGTACACCATCAATTGCTTTACTAAGTTCTTCAGATGCCTTTACCGACTCATTAAGAGTCTTTGTGACCTGTTTCGTGCCATCTATAATTCCAAAAGGATCGGGCATGATTCAATTTAAAATACCTCTCCGCCAGCGGCAGGAACAGATGTAGCATGAATTGATATATGCTGTCTAAGGTTTAAAGGCGCTCCACAGTCTGAGCAGACATCAGCTTGCAGTTCGGACTCATCTAGGTCGTAGCCACAAGCCGAACACACCACTTCTATTTCGTGGTGCGGCTCAATCAGTCCGCTTTCTAGGGTTCTAGCTTCTATAGTCTGTTTCATGTTAGACCCATCTCTTTGCGTATTTTGGTAGCAGAAATGTTGTGCGTTGCATCATCAAACGTCTCTTGCTCAATCTTGTAGCCAACATCACGCCCGTAGGTAATATTGACCACGTTAGGGACAACTTGTATCTCGTACTGACCTTGATAAAGAGGGTCTAAGTCACGCTTGATATACGACTTAACCTGCTCAATAGCAAACGGGTTGCTGCCTTGCCATCCTTGGCAATCACGGATCTGGATAACGACTTGACCTGTCTTTGCAATAGCACGTTCAAACAAAGCTCTATGACCTTCGTGCCACGGTTGCCAGCGAACCAGCATCTGAACCGTTTCTGTCTGCCAGTTAAAGACTGGACGGCGGCGATTTTCAATAATGTGGTTGCCGATAAACTCAGCCCACTTCTCGCAGTTCTGCTCCGTAACACGGAAGTCATAGACCTCTGGCGGTACAAACGCTTTGTTTGTATCTTCAAACCGCCCAGCATCAATGGTATCCATCCAGATTGTCCAGTCCGCCTTAAAGTTATTACGCATCTCGACCAAAGGAGCAACAAAGTCACAGATCACATAATCACCGCCAGCAGACAGGGCAAACTCAGCCATGCGTAAAGATTGACGAATACGTCCCTCTTTTGAAAAGTCCCAATCATTGTATTTCTTACGCACTTCATCGGCATTGAACCAATTGACTTGAGCGTTAAATCCTGTAAATGCCTCGCCGTAGTCAACTCTAGTAGCGTTTTGCTCTAAGTAGGCTTTTAATGCTTGTGCTAAGTAAGTCTTACCAGATCCTGGCAGACCCATGATTAGTATCTTTTTCAATTAAGCTCCTTAGCTGTTTAGTTCTGCTTGGGTTACATCTAACTCTTCTTGCGTTGTTGCCGCATTGATCTGTGCACGT